AATAGCAAAAAAGCTCATCTTGATGATATTGCAATGGCTCATTTGAGTTTCTTATTTACTCATTGGTGGGATGATTCTACTTTTGATTGGGAATATAATACTGATTATCCTAAGAGTTTTAAGGTTGGTTCAGTTATCTATAGAGTCTATAATATGACTGAGGTTTCTTATCAATCTACTCAAGGGATACAATATGGAGTTTCTGATCATGTTCTAGGTTTAGTTTATATTATACTTAGAGACAGAAGTAAAGATATTCCTAGTTCTATAAGAACTCAAACGTTTTGGCATGAGTATGTTCACTGTTTATTCTTTCAAGCTAATGAAGATTATGCGAATGATATTGAATATGTTGTAGATGCTTATGCTACTCAAATCAATTTATTTATGAAACAATTTGAATCTTTTATTGATAAATAAGTAAAACTAAAGATATGAATAAAAATTTTGTTGAAGTTGC